ATCATTTGTTGTTGCTGCGCTTGAGCCTGCGCTCTTTGTTCTCGGATCTGTTTGACTTTGTCATCACTGTTCAAGATCCTTGATGTGACGCCCGTGATGTCGAAGACTTCGTCAATCGTTTCGTCAGCGTTGATCTTGTCGATCGCTTCCGGATTAAATTGAGCAACTTGTCCGGCAATAGACAAGGCGTTGACGATGTTGTTGACTTCGGATTGTCTTTGTGACTGGACGAGGCGTCCGACGAATTTGACTTCGAATTCCGGATCTTGCATCATTGCATCCGGCATTCTCGGCAAGCGATTGTCCTCAAAGAGGATGAAAACGACCTTCTCAATGAGCGGCTGCAAGACGTCATTCATGAAACGACCGACCGCCGGACCGAGTAAAGTCATCTTTTCGGAGACGCGCTCCATCACTTCAGGGACTGTCATTTGCTTCGTCAAGTCGCTGAAGGCTTGAAACGTATTATAAAACATGATGTCTCTGATCTGATTTTTGAAGAATTCCAGATGTTCAATGGCAATGTGAGGATTGCCGAAGTTGCCGATCGGGAAAATCTCGTCTTTCGGATTGAGCTTGCCGCGTTGATAATAGTTGATCGCTCTCGGATTGAAGTTCGGCGTGCCGAGAAAAGCATCATCCGGCAAAGCGATCGCCGGATCTGATTGCTTCATGGCAGCGCGGAGCATTGTGTCCGAAATTGTGTTTACCATGCGGGCATAAGGCAAGGCTTTCATTGCCGGAGAATATCCATAAACGACTTGCGATCTCTTATAAAAACGATGCGCAACGCAAGGCATGGACAAGAAGCCGTCTTCAAGCATCACTTGCTTTGTCTCGGCATCAACCCAAGTCATGCGGATCGGCATGTTCTTTTTGTCTCTCATGTCCGGATTATATTCGAGACGCTTGCCGAAATAGCAAATAAACTTGTATTTTTGATCTTCGTTTCTTCCGGCAGCATAAGCGTCTTTGATTTTCTGCGAGCATCTTTCGCCAAAGCGGGACAAAGCCTGCTCGGCAGTATATTCAAACTCGATATAAAATTCATTCGGACGCTCTCTTGCATCTTCCGTCAAATATAGCTTTTTGATCGGTATGTTATAGAAGCGGACGCCGTCGTCTCTGTCCTTTTCTGTAAAGAGCGCAGCCGTTCCATAAACACCGGAGGCTTTATAAAAGATCGGCATTTGATTGTAGAAGTTCGAGCGGGACAATGTCCACAAGACCTCTTCTGTCGCTTCCTGCATCCAGTTTTTGACTTCCGGAAGATCGCGGATCTCTCGATTTGAGTGCTGCAAAAATAGCCACTTCGAGCTTTCCGGCGTCAAATAGTTAGCCAGTCCGGCAGCCAAAACATCGGCGCAGTCGAGCGATGTGCTATCAAGCAGCGCGTGCAGTTGTGCTCCTTTGTTTTTCTGTTCAGTAATATTCGCGCCTTCAACATAGAAGTAATTATGCAAGCTCTGATATAAGCTGTCAAAATCGCCTCTTGATGATTTGAGGTTTGAAAAATTCTTGACTATTTTTTCAGCTGACAATTCCATTGTTAGTCGCCTCCCATTTTTCTTTTTTGAGTTTTGGCTTGTTCGAGCTGCTCATGGAGCTTTCGGTTTGTCTCGTTCAAGTCAACATATTCGGCGTTGCGATTAGCTTCGGCGGCTGCGATGTGCATCTCGTCGAGCTTCTCTTGCTCCGTTTTCTCTTCGTTTGTCATGATTATCCCCCGAGATTTGAAGGATTGCCGCCGAGCAGCGTTGATCTGACGGCGTCTCTTTTCTTCCGGATGCTTTCCAGAAGAGAGTTATTGCCGAAGTATTGACCGAGCGCAGATCCTTCAGAAATGTCTTGATATTCTGCGTTGCGGTTTGCTTGAGCTGCGTCATAGTGAGCTTTGTCTTCGGCACTGAAGGCTTGATATTTGCCGTTGAGCATTCTGCCTTCGCCGTTGGCAACTCTTTGAGCGTCCGTCGGTTGCTGCGGAGCAAAGAAAACGGATTGCTTTGCTTTTCCCAGTCCGACAACTTTCGCCAATTTTTTGACTGAACTTCCCATGTCATTAACTCCCTAAAAGTGTTCTTTTTCGTTTGTTTGCCGCTGCTGTTTCAGCAACATCGCCGAGAGCGGTTGTGTAGATTGTTCGGCTGTCGTTGGCATGATATGCCCTGCGAGCCGCGTTGGCTGTTTCGGTTGCCTTTTCTTGAGCGTTCTTTTGCTCTTCAATCAAAGACTTTGCTTCCGCCATTTGAGCGTCGGCAGCTTCTTTCATGGCATTCGCGCCCGTGATACTTCCGACAGTGTGCGCAACATCGACCACGCCGGACTTGTCATTGACGGATAATGTCCCAAAACTAGCCGCATTTGCTAAGCCGTTGACGGCTTTGCTGACGTTACCGCTTGCAATTCCGGACACAACTTTGACCGGAGCTGAAACGATCGCCTTCACTGCTTTTTTTGCACTTCCCATTTTTACAATTCCTTTCTCATTGTGGCGACTTTATATCCCGCACGTTCAAGGTAAGAATAAAGCCTGTCGCCGAAATGGCTTCCTTGAACAAGGTATTGACAATCAAAAGCTCTTGCCAATTCCTCAAACTTCTTTTGTATCTTCAAAAAAAGCCGGATGTTCCGGCATTCTTTTTTGACGTAGTATGAAACGACATTCATCTCTCGACGCATCCACATGTCAACATCGATCGAAAGCACTGCTTCAAATTCCGGCTCAAAGATAAAAATGCACTGATCTTTGATCGCCGCAAAATATCTCGAGCTCAAAGCATCACGATCCGAGAGCCCGAATTCCTTATTCACTTCTTTGATCCAGCCGTTTATTGTCTCCATGCTGGCGTTTGTTCCCAGTAAGATATTCAATTCCGCCCTCCCTAATATCCAGCAATCGAAAAGAGACTTTGTGAAGAGTTTTCTTCGCGTCGGCGTCTCATTTCAGTCTCAAAGCTCGGACGTGCATTGACCGGAGGAAGTGCGACCTGTTCCGTCATGGCAAAAGCATCCACGCAATCAATATATTCGCTCTTGATTGCATCCTTTGTCACTCCGGCAAGCTCCGACTTAAACTCCGTCAGCCAGTCAGCATCGTCCTCAAAGAAGATCGTATGCGCCTTAAATCTCGGTTGCAGCAGCTTAATTCTCTCGAGCTTGCTGCCGACTTTGCCATGCTCCAGCGGCACGACATTGAAGAAGATGTTTCTGCGGCTCATTTCCTTCATAAAAAACGGCTTCATGACTTGCTCCCACCATCCTTTCTCGATGTAGAAGTTTTGAAGCCTGTATTTTGCGACCATCGAGAAGATCACATCGATCATCTCGGCAGAATCCCACCGCCCGAATTTGACGTCGAGCAAAAACCAGTGATTGTCCGCATCAACACCCGTCAAAGTGATTGCACGATAGCAGCTCTCCGGATTAGGAGACGATGCCGGATCAAGGCAGGCGTAAAGATTGCACCGCTTGACAATATCCTCGTGCGAGTGACGTGAAAAATAGCGAAAATCATCCTCTTGAAAGACTTTGCTCTCTTCGGCAACAGCAACGCACATCTTTTCAGCCATCCAAATATCGAGCTTTCCGAGCTTCGTATAGTCGGCTTTTTCCCGCTCAATATCTTCAAGGCTTTCCTTTTCCTTCCATGTCGGCTCGCCGTTTACAACGACGGGGATCTTGATCGCATCAAACTTCAAGCTGTCAGCGTTGGCGATGCAGCGTTCAATGACGCACTTTTCGCCCAAATTATTACCGATCATAAAGATCCTGCTCGAGCGTCCAAGAAAGATCACGTCAGACAAAAACCAGTCCCAGTCCGCCGATAAGATTGTCTCCGATCGGCTGTCTTCCTTGTCTTGAATATCGTCCAAAATAACAATCGACGGACGGCGATCTTGATTTGACAGACCGCGAATTCCGCTTCCTTTGCCGTATGCTTCGATCCGGATGTTTACTCTTTCGCCGTCTTTGTTCAATACATCGACCGAAAAAGCGTTCATCGATTGCTCTTTAATCTCGACCAAATTATGACGAAGGAGAGGATTTGCCAGATATTCGGCAATAATATCCTTCAGCTTCGCAGATGCCGAGCGTTGATTTTGCTTAATAATAACAATAAAATCGAGCCCGCGCTTCGGATAGGCGAGGCAATGCAGCGGAAACGTTCTCAAAGCATAGCTTGATTTTCCGCTTTCACGAAACATCTCAATCGCCACATGATGCGTTGAATTGAGCAAAAGATCCGAGAGCTTATAGTGAAATTCGGCAGGCGGCAATTCCTTCTCCGGATCGTTCGATAATACCACCGAGCGAAACGGGACGAGATTATTTTCCATTTCCTTTTTGATTGCGTCCGAGATGTTTATCTTCATAAAACTTCGCCTTTTCTTCTGTCCGTTCAGCAAACAACGAATATTCGTTGATGTTGATGTTGTTTGTCGTCTTGTCTTCCCATCCGAAATTATTTTTCAGTCCGAAAATAACTCCGGTATTTGCGCCGCCGGAATAGAGCCTCTCTTCCATGTCTCGCTCAACGAGGGCACGGGCTTTTTTTATAGCGGGGAAAAACTCTTCTTTGTTTCCGTAGTTTGTCAGCGTTTTTCTATCCACACCCAGCGCAAGAGCAAGCCCGCTCATGGTATAAGGCTTTTGTCTTCTTTCGCAGTCGGCAAAATAGGCGAGGATCTTATCCTCCAGCTCGTCAGCCGAATTGAATTTGTTTTTTCTCCCTGTCTTCATGTGCAATTATCCTTTCGGGTTGCAGTTAATAAAAAAGGCGGGACTTTATTCCTTCCCGCCGTTCATGGTTAAATG